GTTTATTTCATTCTAACTTATTGAAAATCAATAGCTTGCGCGATAAACAAAAAATAAACAATGCGTAAACAAAAACAATTGATTGTTTATTTTCTATTCTCGCAAGAAAGGCCGTAAACAAGAGAAACAAAATAAACAATTGATTGTTTCTCGATAAGTGATTGATTTTCAATGAGTTAGAATGAAATAAACAAAGTAAACAATAATTATCTAGTAGACCCTAAAATATGATTTGATAGTATTTTATAGAGCTAATAATAGACTTGTCAGAAACTATCAAACTAATAATAGGATGTATAGAAGTATTAGTTTTTTGTTTACTTTGTTTATTTCATTCTAACTTATTGAAAATCAATAGCTTGCGCGATAAACAAAAAATAAACAATGCGTAAACAAAAACAATATTGTTTATTTTCTATTCTCGCAAGAAAAATTACCAAAATGATATTTTTAACAACTGAAATATATATCGTTTGAATTATATTTTGTATATTTGCACTATAAAATAAAAATTCACAGCTATGCTAGAAATGTGCAATAAAAAAATCGAGGTCGATAACCCTGATAACCTCACATCTAAATTCGCGATATTTATCGTTGAATTTGAATATGATAATAGGGTGTATGTAGGCCACACAATTATGCTATCAGTAAAAACAGAATTGAGAAAATTTATAAATTCTGTATTAGACGATAGCATAAAACAAAATGTACTTCTAAAAGAGTCAATGGAATATAGTAACACCCTATATGTATCTATAAAAGAGCCAAGCGAATATACATTAGATGCTTTATTTAAGCTTAAGTATAAAACTATATTATTAAATAGCTGCTATGAGCCTTATGGCTTTAATAAAATATATATGGCAGGCAATAAGTATGAAGAAGAAAAGAAGTATATAAGACTTGTGCGCGACCAAATAGGAGATAAATACGAAAAAGTAGTATTAGCTTCTAATGCAAAACCTATAAAAGAATATGCTTATGAAAAAGGCAAAGGCTATACAGAAGTGGCAGAATGGCCTTCTATTACAGCCGCGGCAAGACACTATAGCTTAAATGCCAGTAATATAGCCGCATGCTGTAGTGGCAGATTAAATACAGCTTATAAACGTTTATGGAAATATTCAGATTAAAAAGAAATTGATATGAAAACAGATAAAATAGCACAGAAATTAGCAGATATATTGCCAAACAGGCCAGTAGTTCCTGGAATGTCTAATCCAGACACATCCAAGCTTGTAGAACAAGAGGCCACGCGTATTAAATCAAAACAAGATGCAAAGGAATTGGCTCGTATTAAGTATCTTGAAAAGCAGAGGCTTAAAAATCTTCAAGCTAAACAAGAAAAGCGCCAATCATTAGCAGAAGAACTCGGTGTGGAAGAAATACCAGATGGCCAAACTGAGCTTCAAGCCAAACGCATCGTAGAGCAGCAAAAACGAGTTGAGGCTATTGAGGCACTTGAGGCCCAGACTGTAGAGCCACTTAAAGCAACTGAGTTAGCAGAACGCCATAACTCGGGCAGAGGTTCATATTCATCAGCTATACGCTCAGCACTTCAGTTACAAGGAGCATCAAGACCTGAAATAACAAAACTTCTTACTAGCCTTAATATCAATTTAAGTGTTCAGCTTACAAAGCAAGACACGGCTAATTTATTGGCTTGTTTATTAACGTGTAACCACTCGCAGTTACAAGCCTTAATGACTAATAAAAAAGTGCCAGTTGTAATAAAGACTGTAATTAAGCGCCTTATTGAAGACGAAAAGCTAGGTAACATTGAAACTATAGAAAAATTATGGGATAGAATATTCGGTAAAGGACCTATGCAATTAAGTCTCCCAGAAGGACAGCAGCTGCAAACTGGAATAATACCAAATCAACCGGTGTCAAGAGAAGCTTATATTTTGATACGTGATACTTTAATTAAATAGCGATATGAACATCTTAGTAGAAGAAACAATGAGGGCCAAAGAAATAGCTCTTTCACATGATTATCTTACTAAAGTATTGGATTATAATAGTGAGACAGGCGAATTTATATGGAAAATAAGCCCAAGTAGAAATATAAAAGTAGGAACTAGAGCTGGTGCTGTAAATAAAACTGGCTATAGACTTATAAGCATAAATAATATAAGATATAAAGCTGGCAGGTTAGCCTGGTTTTATCATTATGGAGAATGGCCCTCAGATGAAACACCCCAGATTGACCATATAAATGGCAATAGGCCAGATGACCGCATAGCTAATTTGAGACAAGTTACAGATGAGCAAAACAGTAGAAACCAAAAAGTTAGGTCTACTAATACGTCTGGGCGCACGGGTGTACAATTTCATAAACCTAGAGGTAAGTGGATGGCCGTTATAAGAAATAATGGTAAATACGAATGCTTAGGTTACTATGCAAAGTTCGAAGATGCTGTAAAAGCAAGAGAAGCGGCAGAAAAGAAATTAGAATATATTACAAGAAAGGAGGCATAAGCATGAAGTCATTAAAAGAAATGCAAGAAACAGCTTTAGATACTTCAAGACCAGGAACTGTAAATCCTAAAGAGCTTCTTCGGCTTGAATTACTGTCTTCTTTTGAGAAATACACAAAATGCATGTTTAAGTGCCAATACCATAGAAGTTTTATAGTCGCGGAGCATCATAAGAAAATGTTTGAAGTATTACAGGACGTTGTAGATGGTAAGTGCAAGCGACTTATTATCAACATAGCTCCCAGATACGGGAAATGCCACTGCTTGACAGACGAAGTATTTACTTATGAAGGGCTTAAACAAGTAAAGGATATAAAACCTGGAGATTTTGTATACTCGTTCAGAGATGGAAAAGTAGCTCTTAATAAAGTGTTAGCTACAGAACCTGCGTATAAAGATACATATACTATACGAATGAGGTCAGGTAGGTCAATAACAGCAAGTTATGACCACCCAGTTCTTACGCCATTCGGCTATACAGAACTTAAAGACCTTAAAATCGGTGATAGAATACAAGCCTTGTGTGCAGAGATTGATACAGAATATGAAATAGATGATAATGAGTTGCTTTTAGCCACTTTACTTATATTCGAAGGCAAATGTGGAGATAGAAGCATATCATTCGCTAACACTGACCCAAAAGTGGTTAACGCTGCTAAAAAAGCAGTCGCACATTTTGGGTGTGAAGTAAAGCAGTATAAAGGAGCAAAATCATTTGAATATTGGATAACAGGTGGATATTCAGGAGGAGTTTGCCAAATGCTTGTAAAAAACAGCCTATTTGGCCATAAAGCCTATGATAAACGAATACCTAGAAATTGGTTTGGTTTATCTATGAGGCAGAAATATATGTTTATAGACATGATGATAGCTACAGATGGAGCTATAGATACTCGTTCAGGACAGATTGTAGTTGGCTTAGCTAATAAAGGTCTTATTCAGGATATACAGCATTTATTATCTACGATGGGCATAGCATCTACTTATACCTATAGAGATAATGAGCATGCTGGTATATGGACTTTAGCCATACCAAGGCAATTTGCTCAAAAGCTTTATCCGCATCTTACGTTTTATGGAAAAGCAGAAATAGCAAAAGCTATATTTGCTAAGCCAGCTAAATCTTATATAGATACGTACCCGTACGATATTATAAGAAAAGAAAAGCTTACTTATAAAACTATGCACGGGCCGATTAGGTGCTCTTCTAATAAGAATATAACAAGAGAAAAATTTGAAAGATTAGCGGCTTTATATCCACAATTAAACAAATACTTATGTAATGATTTTTACTTAGATGAAATCATAGATATAGAGTTTTCTGGTATGCAAAAGCTTAGACACCTTGAAGTAGAAAATGACCATAACTTTATAGCCAACGGGCTTGTATCACATAATACAGAATTAGTTATCAAATCATTTATATCATGGGCATTCGCTTTAAACCCGCGATGCAGATTTTTGCATCTATCTTATTCAGATATACTTGTAAATGATAATTCTGAAACAATCAAAAATATCATGCAAGAAGAGCTTTATAAGACTCTTTTTCCTAAATCAGCTCTTGCATCTGAAAAAGGGTCAGCTAAGAGATGGAAAACTAAAGCTGGAGGAGAACTTTATGCAGTATCAACCCAAGGCCAAGTAACTGGATTTGGTGCAGGAGCAGTAGACGAAGTACCAGATATTGATAAAATGGACGGAGGCAATGATATATTCACATTCGATGACCATACAAACGAGATGCTTGATATGATAGGAGCTACAACAAACATTTTCCAAGGCGCGATTGTGATTGATGACCCAATTAAGCCAGAAGATGCTGAGTCAGATATTGTTCGCGAGCGCATCAACATGCGATTTGAAAACACAATTCGTAACCGTACTAACTCGCGTAACACTCCAATCATTATAATAATGCAAAGGCTGCATGAACATGACCTTTGTGGCTATTTACAAGAGATAGAGCCAGACGAATGGACTGTTTTATCACTTCCAGTTATACAAGTAGACCCAGAAACTGGAGAAGAACATGCACTTTGGCCAATGAAGCATACGCTTGAAGAGCTTTATAAGATGCGTGAGATAAATCCGCTTGTATTCGATACACAGTACATGCAGGACCCAACACCAAAAGAGGGTCTTATGTATGAAGGATTTAGAACCTATAAGATAGAAGAGCTTCCAACAGGCACAAAAGCACTTCAAAAGTGGAATTATACTGATACAGCTGACACTGGAGCTGATGATTTATGCTCAATTTGCTTTATAAATACGCCTGAATACTGCTATATAACTGATATTTTGTTTACAGATGCACCTATGGAGGTCACAGAGCCAAAACAAGCTGAAATGTTGACCAAAAATGGCACGGTTGAGGCCTTAATTGAGTCAAATAATGGAGGCCGTGGCTATTCACGTAATGTAAAGCGCATATTAAGAGTTGATTTGCGTAATTTCAAGTGCGCTATTAAAACATTTACACAGACAGAGAACAAAAAGGCACGCATTTATACAGCTTCTGCTAATGTTCAGAGTGATATTTTGTTTCCGGAAGGCTGGGAGAGGAAATGGCCTAAGTTTTATAAGGCTCTTATGTCATATCGTAAAGATAATAAGAAGAGAAACCAGCATGATGATGCTCCAGATTGCTTAACAGGAGTATATGAAATGCATGCAAGAAAAGATGGACGTAAAAAAATACACTTAAGAAACTAGTATGGAAAAGATGATAAGCCCGAATGGAGTTAAGGCAAACATGTGTTGTGCAAGCTGTTTATATAATAAATGTCTATATTACGCTGGAGTGCCTAAAGTTACAAGATGACGGTGTGCTAAAAAAGATAAAGCCATAATTAACGGCAGAAATAAGTGTAGCTATTATGTAATGGATGAATTTTTCCAAAAAAGAGGCTATAAAGTGATAAAAGATTAAATTCTCGCATTATTCTCGTAATTTCTAGGCTTTCTAATTATATATGAATGACTAAATTATAAGCCTTGAATAAATATAATGCGAGAATATGAGATAAAAAATACCTCTATAAAAAATGTTAAAAGCGGTACAACTTATAAAGAAATTTAGTATAATTGCACTGTGGAGAAGTCAATTCGAAGCAAAAATACAGGTAATTCGATGCAAGTTAAGGGTAGCTGCTCGGTAGTATTAATATTAAAAACATAAATAATATGGGATTAAACTGTGGATGCCCTGCCGGTGCTCATATCGCCGACCTTGAGATTGCTGAATGCAAGGAGAGTATGGGGCAAGTTCAAAAAGTTGCATTCCAGCGCATCTATAAGACAGCTGGAACGAAGAACTCTGTCACTGACCCGACTAAGAAAGCATCGTTTTCTACCTTGTTTTCTGCGGCTGATGGTTCTAAGATGACAGTTTCTCCGTATATTCAAGGACCTACTTCTGAGCCTGGCGCAGCTCGTACATTCGGCGGTGGTAACCAGACACTTGGAGGTATTGAGATTACAATTGGCCGTGAGCCGACAACGTTCTCTGCCACTATCTATCAGGAAAGTCAGAAGACAATTGCACAGCTGAAACAGTACATGTGTGAAGAGATTGGTGTTTGGCTGATTGATGAAAATGGTAATATCGGCTGTTTGGTAGATGACCAGGATAAGCCTACAGCATACTTCCCAATTCCTATTGGTAAGTTCTTTGTCGGTGACAAGAAGCTTGGTGGTTTTGAAGAGCCGGACAGTAATATCATTGAATGGTCATTCTATCCTAACTGGAGTGATAACTTCTATATCATTAAGCGCGAAACAGTGGATTTCAATCCTCTTACAGATTGGGTTAATGCTGCTTCTGTTGGGGCTTAAAACTTTCAGTTATGAGAAAGAAAAAAGAACAAACAGTAACATTGGTTGTGCCTAAGTACAATATGAGGCAGGAGTTTGGCATTCAGCATGCCGAACGCCTGCTTGGTATGGGCACAGCCATAAATGGTGGATGGGAATTACCTAAAGATAGCAATTATACTTACGACGAAGAAAATGGCCTTAGAATTAAATCAGATAAAGCAGATTCTGCAAAAGCCGACTAAACGTCAGACTATTCAGAAAGCTGTAAACATGCAGCGTCGTCTTAGATTTCATACTGAGACGAATGTTGCTGTATCTGATATTAACCAACCTACGGCTATATTCCTTGATTGGGTAAGACAGTTGCTTCCGAAGGATAAATTCAACATATTCCTTCATCTGTTCAAATTTCCGTTGCCCACACCTGCTGTAGTTGAGGACGTCTATAGAGAACTCGAAAGGGTTTTCTATAGTCGTAACTCATCAAGCTCATACCAGTTTACAGACTCAGAGCTTGCAGAGGATTGGTCTCAGTATAAAAAGAATAACCTCAATGAGCCAGAGGTGTGGAAGACAACTGGATGGAAGAGAATGCAGGTATCGCCAAATAGTATTTTGGTAGTAGACCTTCCTCAAGTACAAATATCTTTGCGCCCAGAGCCATATTTTTATTGGCTTGAGATTGATGCTGTAATCGATTACCAGACTTCTAAACTTGATGAAAATCAGTTTGAGTGGCTTATTTTCAAACAGCCGGAACATCGAATAGCTGTATTTGATGATACTTCTATAAGAGTATATCAGCTGAATGAGAAAAATGAAATTCAGTCACTTATTTCAGAGGCAAAGCACGATTTAGGATATTGCCCAGCTCGGTTCTTTTGGTCAACACAACTCAATGAGAAAAATAAAGACCTTAAGAAAAATCCAATTACAAAAGAGCTGTCAAATCTTGATTGGTATTTGTTCTTCTCTATTTCGAAGCAGCATTTAGACTTGTATGCACCTTATCCTATATATAGTGCGTATGAAGCTGATTGTAATTTTGAGAATAATGAGACTGGTGATTACTGCGATGGAGGTTTTCTACGCAATGCAAAAGGCGAGTATAAAATTCTCAATGATGGAACAGTTGAAAAGTGTCCTTGCTGTAGCGAAAAGCGTATAGCTGGTCCTGGTTCATTCTTAGAAGTTCCTATACCAAATCAATCTGAAGGTGTCGCAGATATGCGTAATCCTGTTCAGATAACTACTATCGATAAAGACTCACTTGACTATAATGTCAATGAGTGTGCAAGGCTTAAAAATGAAATTGTAATTTCTGTTGTTGGTTCAGGTGGTACTGTAAGTGAAAAAGAAGCTATCAATAAAACTCAGGTAACTGCTAACTTTGAAAGCAAAACCTCAGTTCTCAATGCCTTAAAGACTAACTTTGAATTGGCACAGAAATTTGTCGAAGATACTGTTTGCAAACTCAGGTATGGAGGTGCTTTCATATCATCTTCTGTAAACTGGGGTACAGAGTTTTACGTTTTCACAGTAACAGAGCTATATTCTAAGTACAAACAAGCAAAGGAGAATGGCGCGTCTAACTCAGAACTAGATGCTATATCGCAACAAATTCTTGAGGTTGAGTATCGTAATAATCCTTTGATACTTCAGAGAATGCTTATCTTAAAGCAATTGGAGCCATATCCACATAAAACGCTGGATGAAGTGCTAAAATTGTATGAAAAAGAGTTATTAAATGAAAATTTGGTAAAGCTTAAAATAAGTTTTAGTACTTTAGTCGAAAAATTTGAGCGTGAGAACATTAACATAATTGAGTTTGCTTCAAATAAGCCAATGAGAGAAAAAATAGATATTATAAACAAAAAACTTTTGGAATATGTTACAGAAATTGGAACTTCAGCAACTACGAGCACTCAGTCTTGAGGATGTTAAGTCCTATAAGAAAAAGGCCGTAGAGTGTAAAGCAGAACTAGAAGCTGCTAAGGCCAAAGGCGGAAAAGATTGGACAAGCGACTTACAGGAAGAGCTTGACGAGGTAGTTCTTTTCCTAGTAGATGTTGATGATGTTATCGAAGAAAAATCATCGGCATTGAAAACACAGGCTAAGAGTGGTTATACTCCTAAGCCGGGTACTGAGAAGATGGTGCACTTGTCAATTGTGCGTGGTCGTAGGTTTAATCCAATGACTGGCAAAGAAGAGTCACCAGCATATACTCAAATGTTCACATTCGCAGAGTGGCAGCTTTTCAAGAAAACGTATAAAGGCCTTGGTTATACCATTATGGCGGCCTTGCATGACCCATACGGAGATGCTGCAGAGTTAGTACAAAAGTAATTAACAATAAAAACAAAGCTATATGTTAACAATTGAGATGCTACGACAAAGTTCAGCTTTAACAGGTCTTACAGATGACCAGCTGAATGCAATTGCTGAGATGTCAAAAAATGATGAGAATACCGTTATAGGTACTAAAATCGGCGCATTGCACGGTCAGTATGACACTGATATTCTTGGCATTACAGGCATTAAAAAGAAAGATGGTGAAAAAAGTTACGACTATGCTAAGCGTGTACTTGGCGAGTACAAAACTAAAGCAGAGTCTGTGAAAACAATTCAAACTCAGCTTACTGCTGCTCAGGCACAGGTTGCAGAGCTCCAGTCTAAACTTGAAAAAGGAGCTGGCGATGAAACTTTGAAACAACAGCTGAAAGATGCTAAAGCCCAAGTAACTCAGCTTCAAACTCAACTTCAGACAAAGGAAACTGAGTTCAATACCAAAAAGGCAGAGTTTGATAAAACTATTAAGGACACGCATGTAGATTATGCTTTTCAAGCTGCTATAGCAGGTCTTAAGTTTAAGAGTGGTATTACTGAGCCTATTCAGAAGACACTGCTCAACGCTGCAAAAGCAGAAGTCCTTGCAAAAGGTACTCCTGATTTCATAGAGGACGGCCAAGGAGGAAAGAAACTTGTTATTCGCGGTGCGGATGGTAATATCCTTAACAATCCGAAGAATAATCTTAATCCTTACACAATGCAGGAGCTTGTAATGGAAACATCGCTTAAAGATGTAATCGATACAGGTCGTCAGCAGGCAGGCGGTGGAACAAGAGGCTTTGGGTCTGGTTCAGGCGGAACAGGTGGAACACTTGATTTGTCTGGCATCAAGAGCCAAGTTGAGGCCGATAAAGCCATTGAGGCACATCTGCTTGCAAATGGTTTGACCCGTGACTCGCAAGAATTCGCAGACCAGTCAATGCAGCTGAGAACTGAAAACAATGTGGCAAGTTTGCCTATTAGATAAAATGGCACATCCTAAGAGATAAACGAAAAATGCTATGAGGCGTAAAAGGGTAATGCACCATAATAGCATAATTATTAACAATTAAAAACTTAAAAGTTATGAGTCTAGTTTTAACACGTATCCAGAACATTCGTGCGAACTCTAACCTTGATAAGTTTGAGTATCGCCCCAGTAGGTACGGTGCGCTGAACGCTTTTATGGTGCAGTCTGAAGACCCTACTGGCATCCTCACTGAGGAACTGAAACAAAAAGCAAGGACCTCTATCGGTAACAAGCTGGAAACTCCGGTAATTGACTACGATGCTGGTATTACTATTGGTAATACTCGCACCTTGACAATCGCCGACAGTGAAAACACTTCTAATATGCTTCAAATCTCATTTGCCACTTATGCATGGGGATTTACTATTGTTCCGGCAATGTACATGAACAACGAAATTGGCATTCAGAAGGACTTTGAAACCAAGATGATGAAGTACATCTATGCTTTTGCGAAAAAGCTTGATGAAGTTGCTCTTGCTGCTCTCGCAGCCGACAAAACACAAGTTTTGAAAAATCCGCTGCTGTATGACTGGTCTGGTAATGCCATCAATGCAAAGTGGACTGAGCGTGAAAACGTATTTGGTGACCTTGAAGTTATGATGGGAGCAAATGACTTCTATGGCCAGTTGCATATTGTAGGTGACCCTGGTGTTGAGTCTATCATGCGTAAGTTGCAGCAGCACGGTCTTTACAATGACGAAAACAAGCAGAATGAATTTGGCACAAAAATTGTTCACTTGACGAACAATATCGCAGCTGTTAAAGGTAAGTATGCTCAGGGTTACGCTGTAAATGCCGGCTCTCTTGGAATGTTGACCCGCTTCGAGCGTGACTGCTTGCTTGGAACTGTTTCCGGTGACGGCCATGAGTGGGGTATTGCTACTTTGCCTTTGCTGAACATGCCTGTTGGTACATATTTCTACGATTCTGTAGGTGATTACCATACTATTGCAGAAACCGCTACTACTGATATGACTCGTACGCGCAAAGAGCACTATGGTTTTGCTGTTGACGTGGCCTTCTTGACTGCATATAGCAGTGCACCTGACACTTTGGCACGTCCTATTCTGGCATTCAACATATCAAGCGAGGATGCTGCTTATGCTAAGCCAGTTGTAGTAGTTAACTCTGAAAAAAGTCCAGTTAATACTAAAACAGTAGTTTAAGTTTAGCGAATACCGATAGCAAATCTTTGAGTTGTTATTAGCTTTGGTAGGAGGCACACTGAGCCACTAGGCGATAGTGGCCTCCTATTTTTCATTAAAAATTAAGAATTATGGTTAGAGCCAACGATATACAAGAAAAACTGTTACACCTTATTGGATGGGAGCAGAATTATGATACATCAGACTTAAAAATATCTGATGCTTTAACCGTGAGTGAAAGTGGCTTATATTTTCAACAAATTCATCCTTTGCTGACTTTGCAGAATATGTCATGTATTGCTCCGGACTTTAAGAATATCACTTTTCCAGAATACAATTCTGAAAAGGAATATAGCAAAGGCAATGTAGTTGATTATCAAGGAACACAATATAAAGCGCTTCAAAAAGTACAAGGAAAACAGCCCTATATTGAGTCTGAGTATTGGGTTGAAACCAATTTATTTTCTGAATGGCTCGAGAGCAAAACAAAAGCAAGCATTCAAAAGGCTATTGCTAGATACTGCAATGAAAAAACGGTAGAAGGGACAAATAAGCCATTATGCGAAAGTCGTACTTTGTTTGATGGAACAGGTAGATTAGTAGATACTGTAAAGAATAAGAAAAACTTAGTTGGCTTTGAAATTGTACCAGTAAGAGCAAAAGGTGTAACCACAAAGATAAATAAAATATGCCTTCAGTTTACTAAAGCTGGAGAATATACTTTGTATCTTATGCATTCAAGTATGGATGCTCCAGTAAAGATTATAAAGCTTAATAAGATACGAGATAATAGTGCTGAATGGTTTACAGTCGATGACCTCTATTTGCCATATCAAAGTGAAGATAATGATGCAGGAGGAAGTTGGTATTTGTGCTATTTTCAGTCTGAACTTCCAGAGGGAAGTCAAGCTATTAGAAAAAATAAAGACTGGTCAAAAGAGCCTTGTGGTTCATGCTCACGTAGAGAATTACTTGCTTGGATGGCATGGTCTAAGCATCTTGAAATTCATCCATTTTTTGTAAATGAAGAACTTGTAGATGCAGTTAATTTCAATGATGACTTTAATGAAGATTTTGCAAAGTGCCCACTTCATCTATGGGATGTTGAAAATAATCAATATACTTATGATAACAACTACGGATTAAATTTAGAAGTTACTGTAAGCTGTGATATTACAGATTTTATAATTGAACAGAGAATGATGTTCCAAGATGTCATAGCTAAGCAGGTAGCTGTAGATATGTTACGCGAATTTGCATATAACTCTAACGTAAGGACAAATAGGCATTCAATCAATGCTTCTCGACTTGATATATTATATGAAGTAGATGGTGACTCTTCTTCTATGAAAAAATCAGGTTTAAGTTATCAGCTAGATATGGCTTTCAAGGCCATTAAGCTAAGTACTTCTGGAATTGATAGAGTATGTTTGCCATGTCGAAACAATGGCATTAAATATAGAACTGTATAAATATGGCTGTAAAACGATATAACGCGACACTCCGCAATCTGGAATATAGGTTGCGAAGTTTTAAGGATAGCTTGCCTATGCTATTAGAAGATATTGTGCGTGACAAAGAAGACGTAATAGTATCAGCTATAGCAGATGACCAGTTATATCGTCGTGGTATCAACGGTAGAGGTGAAAAGATAATGGATTATATGCCATACAAGCCTAAAACCATACAAATAAAAAAGAAAAAAGGTCAGCCTACTACAAGGGTCACATTGCGAGATACAGGTGCTTTTCATGAGTCTATGTTTGTAGTATTTGACTCAGAAGGTTTTTATGTGACTGCGAGTGATGAAAAAACACCTGAACTTATTGAGAAATATGGTGAAGAGATTTTTCGCTTAACAGATAAAAATTTTACCAGAATAATTCGTTCTCACATAAGAAAAGAATTAGTTAAACGATTAAAACAGGCAATAAGGAAATGAAGGAAAACTCAGTACAAATAAGATTTAAGGAAGACCCTGTATTGCTTGATAAGATATTACAGGATATGCAAAAGTCACTTATGAACAGGCTTAAGTGGCTTAATTGTGCATTTGGTAGAGCATATAAGCTTGTAGAACATAGGCCAGATGGTAATAAGTTTATATATCCTGCGATGTATAACGGCAATGGAGAATATGTGTCACTTTTACCGAATGATAACTTTGGCAATTTTTCATGGTTTGATATTTATGACCCACAAAAGATTACTGAAGTAGTTCAATCATTGCCACAATATACTTTCAACGGAGCCATTATATTTTGGTATGACCTCAGCAGTATTTATGAAGATGAAACTGTTATGCATACAGAAGAAGTAAAAGATGAAATTATACGAGTATTAACTACTCCGGGTCTTATTACTACAACTGGTAAGCTTGTTATAAATGATATGTATGAGCGCTTTGAAAATATATATAAAGGCTATTCAATAGAGAAAATCTATAATAACTATACTTATAAAGGAGAAGATATACAAGATATTGATAAACAATTCTTCATGTACCCTTATGCAGGAATACGAATTGAATTTACTTTAACAACTAGAGAATTATGTCAACGGTATATTTTATAACAATGCTTTCGGCTTTAATATATATAGCTTTAGCAGCAGCATTTGCTATTTTGCTAATTGGAAAACTCGGTGTGCGCGATGAGATAATTACCAGAGCTCCTAAGCTTATTTCTCAATTATTCGATTGTGACTTTTGCTTAAGCTTTTGGACGTCGCTTATTCTCGCTATCATTCTCGCTATTTTCTTTAATGAGATGAGTATTATACTTATTCCTATCATATCAACCCCTATAACGCGAATTTTAATATGAAAAACCTGATAGTAAATAAAAAAGTCGTACGGGTATATGACAGCATAGATGAAATGCCTATTGTAAATTTTCAGAAGTACAATAAGTATTTGCTTATAGACTCTGGAATTGGCTCAGATGCAGATGATATTGATGCCCATATAACCCGTGTTGCTAAATTCATTAAAAGCAATAATGCCAAAAAAGCTTTGCAAGAACTGCAAAACATGAGGCAAAATATGTATATGGTGAACAACGAAATTTCACCAAGGTATTTAGCTTTTGCAGCTCTTATCCACAGCATAGACGGTGAAGAAGTTAATGATTTGTCAGATGATGGACTTAAAAACATATTGGCCAGGCTTAAAGAAATAAAGCATTCAAAGATTATAGACTTTTTGACTTGGCTTAAAAAAAAAGTAACCACCGAACTTGAAATGTACTTTCCAGGAGATTTTGTAAATCCAAAGGAAAAAGATGCATACGATAAGTTAAAGCAAAGAACACTTCTTGTGTTGGACTCTATGATAAATGACACAGATAACTCTGAACAGATAGAAACCATAGATATGATAATGCTTAATATGCATTCTCCAAAATCATACATAGGAAGTGAGTCTGTTGAAATAAAATATGATAAGCAGTTTGAAAGTACTTGCCTTTTGATAGCTCAAAAAACAAGCATGGACGCTAAAAAGATGACAGTACTTCAATTCTATAATGCTGTTGATAATATAAAACATCAATTAGAAGCAGAAAGCAAGAGTGTTAAACGGCATAAAAGGAAATAATTATGGCTGAAGACGATAAGATAAAATATAGCGATATAATTGAGCCGGATGACTCGATTGAAAAGCTTGTCAAGCAACTTGGCGAGCTCAATCAGTCATACGAGACAATGGTAAATGCTATCAGGGCAGGTGCAGATAGGATTGTGCATTCTCTTAAATCTGCTAGTGGAGCTACAAGTGAAGGGCGTAAAGCTATTGATGAAGCAACAGCATCTACGTCAAGACTTGAAAGAGCTCAGAATGAGCTTAAATTAGCTTTATCTGATACAGGTAAACAGATTGCTTGGCTTAAAGCACAAACTTCAGATGCTAATAGAGCAACTGTAGAACAGCAGCGTTATATCCAGCAAGCTATATCTTCTTATGACCGTCTTAAGTCTGACCTAAAGCAAACAGTTGAGCTATATAAGTCTTTAACTGCGGCTGAAAGGGCAGATAGCGAAATGGGGCAACAGCTACTTAATGATATTCTTAATTTGAAAAATCAGATTAAGGCCCTTGATGACCAAATGAAGCCTCATATCCAAACTCTGTCTGAAGTAGAAAAGGCAGAGCAAAGATTAGCTTATTTACAGTCAGATGAAGGTAAAAGATTACTTGAGTTAAAAGCTAAGATTGCTGAGCTTACTTCTGCTAGAAAACAGCAGAAAGCTACAGTAGACCCATTAGCTCAGGCTCAAGAGAAACTTGCCTATGCTCAGTCAGAAGAAAATCAGCAGCTTAAACTCTATTCAACTCAAATACGAGAAGCAAATCAGATTGCTCAATTACAAGCTACAATTGCTAATTCTGCAGAAGGTTCTTATAATAGACTTTCAGCTCAATATGCATTAAATAAAATACGACTTAATCAGATGTCTGCAGCTGAGAGAGAAGCTGCTGACTCTGGTAAAAAGCTTGAAGATGAAACACATGCAATTTATCAGCAGATGATAAAATTGCAAGAAGCGACAGGTAATTATAGATTGTCTGTAGGTCATTACCAAAAAACATTTGATGGCTTAGGCATTTCTATTTCTCAAGCAATACGAGAATTACCTGCTGTAGCTGTATCGCTTAATACATTCTTCTTAGGTATATCGAATAATATACCTATGATAATTGATGAAATTAACAGACTAAGAAAGAAAAATGAATTACTGAGAGCAGAAGGTGAAGAAACTGTAAGCGTAACAAAGTCAGTTGTAAAATCACTGCTTAGTTGGAATACAGCACTAGTAGTTTTACTTACTGTATTCTCTATGTACAATAAAGAAATCATTACATGGATTGATAAGACGTTTGCAGGGAGAGATGCAGCTAAATCTTTTGAAGATGCTTTAGAGGACTTAAATGATGAACTAGGAAAAGGGTCTACAGGGTCTTATGGCCAGCAGATAGCAGTATTAAGAAGATTATCTGAAAATTGGAAAGATTTAGGGGATAATATAAAAGCACAAACACAGTGGATTAAAGATAATGAAAAAGAGTTCAGTAAATTAGGCATCGCCATTGATAGTATAAATGACGCTAATAATGCTTTTGTAGATAATACTGAATCTGTAGTGGCCGCATATAAAGCAAGAGCTAAAGCAGAAGCTGCGCTGAATGTTGTGTCCCAGCAATACCAAAAACTATTAGTTGCAGAAAATAAAGCTGAACTTGAAAAAGTGCGTGAGTACGGCTTTTTCGACAAAACTATAGATTACTTTAAAGCTTTATGGGGCGGCATTTCTGGACCAGACTCTGATTTGTCACTTGAAACTAGATTAAAAAAGCAGAGACAGAGAAATGTAGAAAGTTTACAAAAAGATGCAGATGTTCTTGAAAAAGAAGTTGAAAGCTATTTCAACGTATGGAAATTTTATGAAGACCAAGCAGATGCTCTATTTAAAGAAATTGGCTTAGAAGAATCTCACAAAAAAGATAAAAAAGGTCATACACCAAGAGGCGCTGATGACCGCCTAAATAACCTGGCATTAGCAGCCGAAAAAGCATATCAAAAGAGCCGTACAGAGATTGAGAGGGATGAAAATAAGAAGCGCAGAGCTGAAGCCTTTGCATCATTCAATCAAGAAATAGCTGATTTAAACTATAAATATTCTAGAATCCAAAAAATACTGAATGGTCAAGACGAAAAATATAAAAAGCTTACAGAAAGCCAAAAAGAAACAGCTATCAAAGCACTAGATGATATAGAAAATGCTATAAAGAACAAGCAAAAAGGCTTAACTCTAAGTCTAGATTTGCTCAATATAGATGTAGAAATACAAAAAGCTGAACAGCTATTAAAGTTGTTAGAATTAGAAGGTGAAGTATCAAAAAAAGGTTCTTATGAAGAACTCAGCAATTCATTAAAGCGATTAGATGTAGAAAGACAAATAGCATTACTTAAGAATGCTCAGTTACCAGAAGCTAAAAGACAACCTACAAGCACTATAAATGCATCTTTTGATAAACAAAAGGCTATTACTGTTGGTAGTTTTAATATGTCAAGCTTCGATGAGCAACAAGCTCTTGATGAAGCTGTATTTAATGAAGTTAAGCGCAGTGAAACTGAGATAACTCGATTTAAGCTTGAACAAGAAAAAGCTAGATGGCAAGAACAAATACGCTTAGCAGAAGCTGGTGGATTAGATTGGAGTCAAGCTCAGATTGATGCTGCTAAAGCAACGGTTAAAGGCATCGACCGTGAATTATCAGAGCTTGATGACTTTATTAAAAACATCGGTAAAAAAGGTTTAGGCGGTACTTTGCTTGAGAAACTTGGCTTTGATGATGACCAGATTGATGCCCTAAAAGATGCTGTAAATATAGTAATAGAACAGCTTCAATCCATTATGGATGCCGAAGTTGAATTAGCTGAACAGGCTGTAGAAGCAGCTGAAGCTCGAGTAGAGGCTGCACAAAAAGCTTATGATGCCGAGGTTGAGGCTCGCAATAATGGCTATGCTAATAACGTAGCTACTGCTAAAAAAGAATTAGAGCAAGAAAAGAAAAATCAGCAAGAAAAACAAAAAATGCTGCAGGCAGCCCAAAAACGTCAAGAAGCAGTGAACACTGTTACTCAGGCATCTTCGCTTGTCACAGCGTCTGCTAATTTGTGGAGTTCATTCTCTTCAATTCCTATTGTTGGCCCAGCTCTCGCATTAGCTGCTATTGCTACAATGTGGACATCATTTGCAGTAGCCAAAATTAAAGCTAAACAAGTAACAGCAAGCCAATCTGATGAATATGGAGAAGGAGGTCTTGAGTTCTTGGAAGGAGGCTCTCATGCATCAGGCGATGATATTGATTTGGGCGTAAAGAATAAGAAGAAGCATAGAATGAGAGCTGAAGGTGGAGAAGCGCTTGCTATTATAAGTAAGAAGCGAACTAGGAAATACAAAAAGATACTTCCGGATGTTATTAATAGTCTAAATAAAGGAACATTTGAAGATAAATATCTTAATGCATTTGCTAGCTCAGATGGGTTGAATATTTCTCTTAATTCTAATGGAAGCGTGGACCTTTCAAAAATAGAGGATGATGTGCGAAGTATTAGAAAACAGAGTGAAACTAAGTATTATACACTACCTAACGGCACAGTAGTTATTCAGCATAAAAATGTTAAACGAATTATAAAGAATTAAAGATATGATACCTCCAAAATATAAATTTTACATATCGAAGAATGGCGGTGATAAAGTAGAAGTAAATCCGCATTATAAAGAGCTTAATAAGAAATATGCTAAAGAAAGTGGGCAAGAATTTTTCCGTATTTCACTTGATGGTAAAATAAATCTGTTTGGGAGTGATTACGAGCTTGTGCGCAATTCAGGTCTAGAAGACCAGATGATACTTATTATAGATAAATACAATAGGACTTCTGGTAAATGGATAGAGTATTATAAAGGTGAATTCAATAAAACAGATTGCAAACTTGACTATGAAAAAAAGTCGTGTGAGCTTAAAACAACTGCTTTTGATGAATATAATGATGTGGTTAACAAGTATGAAAATACTTATGACCTTATAAAACTTGCTCCAGCTATATCGAGAATAAACCTGTATAAACGCTCTTTAATGCAGGTTTATGTTAGAGGTTCTAATTCAATATCTAATTTTTTCGGAGGTATATACTGGGAAAGTGATGTAAATGAAGTAATTGACAATCACAACGACTTGATAAACAAATATTATTTTTCTTATATAAAAGCAGGAAATGAGTTTTATATAAGAAATGCTAGCATTTCTGATGTTAATGGAGTATACGCTGGAACAAACGGATATTGGAGTAAATGGAATCCAGGCTACACGTGCAAAATGGAATTAGTAGATGAAAGCTCTACGCCATATAGAATACGGTTATATAGAAATTCAGATAACTTGCTGCTATATCAGTCAGAAAAGAAATGGGGTGTTAGTGACCCTGACAATAAATACATATTGCGCAATGATGTTAAAATGGTAAATGTAAATAATCCAGACGATACGTTTATTATAGAAAGTCCTTTCGTATATCATATCTATAGACGCCTGCTTTGCGATGTAGATTCTGTAGAAGACTCTGAAGGTATAAAGAACACATACGATTTGCCATCTGATGACTTTGTCACAGATAATAGGAATTATAAGAAGTGTATTGGGCTAACAGGCGGAATGTTTTTCTGTACTTCTAGAGCAGTAGATAAGCCTACAAAATATGGTTTGAATGACTATGGTCAGTATTTCACTAATGAGTTTATTCCTAGTAGTGCTGGTATAGGTAGGCCTTTACCTATTAGTAGAAATTCTTGGGCTAATGCTTCATTGTGGTATGTATATGATAGCTATTATTCTTTATTTGAGCAGGGATTAAGAAAGCAATATACTCTTAGGGATAGTTATTCTATAGCAGCAGCAATAAAGGCTTTACTTAAAGAAATAGACCCTACTCTTCAGCATGAAGCAACTGCTGAATATAGTCGCTTTTTGTATGATACAACCGTACCAATGTCGATGGCAAGATTTTATGTACACATAACACAAAAAACAAATATACTTAAAGGTGAATATGACCAGCCCGCTCAAAAGGCAGAAGTATCACTAGAAGATGTAATGAAAATGCTTCGTGACTGTTTTAGATGTTATTGGTATATAGAAGATAACAAGTTTAAGATTGAGCATATAAGTTTCTTTATGGGAGGAGGCTCATATTCTTATAATACAAGTATTCAGCTTGATTTTACTAAGCTTGTAGACCAATTTAACAAAAAGCTATCATCATATTTTCAATCAAAAGTAGAATATGATAAAACAGACTTAAATCAGCGATACGAATTTGGTTGGATGGACGATGTAACCGATTTGTTTGGTGGAGTAACTATAGATGTTAAATCTAACTACGTGCAAAAAGATAAAACAGAAGAAATAAATATAAGCCAGTTTTCATCCGATGTAGATTACATGCTATTTAATCCATCTAATTTCTCAGATGATGGCTTTGCACTATTATGCCCAATTAAAAACGGTTCCTCTTTAGAATTGCCTATAATTGAAACACAGTTGATAGATGAAAACGGTGATACATATAATGCTGTAATTCAGAATTTCTATGCAGCTTGGGCATATCTTGTGCGCTTTTATATGTATGATATGCCTGCATTAAATCTTGACTGTAATGTGCTCGGTAATTTATATGCTAGTGGTGTAAAAATGTGCATGAAACATACTATAGAATTTCCTATAGAAGAAGATTTAAATGAGCTCGAATTAATTAAAACCACTATAGGAAATGGTAAAATAGACGAGGTTTCTATTAATGTAAATACTCGCCGTGCTAAAGTGAGATTACTTTATAAGCCTCAATAAAATTGTGTGTTAAAAATTATTAAGAAATTTTCTAGTTTCGTAATTTTTTATTATGTTTACAGCATGAAGTTAGTGAATAATAACATATCGCCATTGCCTTTTTACGATAATCTTGCGCTGCAAAATCACCGTAAAGATTATGCTTTTGGCCAGGTTTATCCGCTAATAACTTATAAGAATATGTTATTGCCATTTCAAGCAGTTCTTAGAAGTGGAACATCTGTAGGCTGGGTTAGGCTTTATAACTTTAACACTGGCAAGTATACAGACATAACGGCAAGCATGAAAGAAAATGACCTGACTATCAAATCATATACTGACTTCAAGCTTCTTAAATATCCTGGTACTCTTCCTATAGTTGAAATAAAGCATGAAGGTTTGTATTATTTAGCTATTTCAATATCAGATTTAGGAATTATATATTCTGATATATTCACTGTAACTAATAAAGTAGACGGCTATTTACTTCTTGAGTATTACAACTCATATAACTTTGAGCTTAAAAATGGCATAGTAGATTTTTCTGATAATTTCAAATTTAGATGCTACTTGAATACACAAATCGGTAAACCTGAATATGATTTTGAGGAAGAAGCCACAGATCGAATGGGTTATACTTTTATTGAAAGCCAGGTAAGCAAAAAAATTTATAAGTTTACGTTTGTTGCTCCAGAATATCTATGTGACGCTCTTAGGATTGTAAGGCTATGTGAAAGCAAACAAATTACAAGTAAACTGCAGACTTACGATTTGACAACATTTAGTATGGAGCCTGAATGGGAAGACCAAGGAGATTTAGCTGCAGTTGAATGTGAATTTGAAACTGATACTGTTATAGCTAATATAGGTGGATATATTCCTAGTTTATCTGGAGGAGATTTTAATAGAGATTTTAATAATGATTTTAAAACAGAGTAACAAATATGGCAAAGTGGAGTGACTTAAAAGCGGCTATAGCTGATGTTATAAAGACAAATGGTAATCAGGAGATTACCGGTCAAGTATTACGGAATGTACTTAATAACATAATAAGTTCTGTAGGTGAAAACGCATCTTTTGTAGGTGTAGCAACACCAACAACTAATCCGGGCACGCCGGACGGTAACGTTTTTTATATCGCTTATACGGCGGGGAATTATGTAAATTTCCAACCCAAGGCGGGTAATTTGACCGTAAACCCCGGCGAATTGGCAATATTATACAACGAGACGACCAATTGGGATAAATCTGTTATCGGCATGAGTTCGGACGGCGTTATTGCGCTTACGAACATAACAAACCAAATCAACGCAACCGGACGTTATGCGTACACGGATACGGGTATTGTAAAGGGGTCAAATGCGGGTTCCCAAAAGGTGTGTACATTTTTGGTTGCGGGTCAACCATACCAATTTACATTAACGCCCGTTGGAGGCAACGCCCCGGTAAATATACAGGGTATTAAAGCCGACGGAACATTTGGCATTATTGGCTCCATGACGTTAACGCCAGACGGGGCAACGAAAACCGTAATGCCAACCGAAAATTATTACGGGTTTACGATTTT